TATTACTGTTGCCATAGTTATTTTCTATTAATATTCCAAAGTTATGAATTTATTTTAGATTCCACAAATGAGATGGGAATAGCTCCTAATATTTCGATATATCCAATAATTATCTGATCTCAACTGAATAGCAGTTGAACCGGATAGCCTTGTCTGAATGCACTTGTAACCGCCTGAACTCAAGTCAATGCTAGCCCTAGAATTAGGGTTTATAATCGCTTCAATTAGCCCACCAATCTCCCATGCTGAATTCATGCCCGTTGGATTGCCAAACCCAGTTACCACGTCTAAAGTAACCGTAGCATTCCAGGATTTACAACCTGAATTAACATCCTCAGTCACATCAACAGAACTAATAATTACATACGGATAAGATACCGATTCAGGAATAGCAAAAGCATCATAAACGCTAACTCCTATTTCAGGGCTTAACGCTTGAAAGTACGCTGTTTTTAAGGCTAAGGATAGATCCATTACATCTCGTCAGTTATTTCCAAATCTCCACCCATCAAATCTGATAGGGTTATCATGTTGCTAGGTACTAGCACTTCACTAGGATCATATTCAGCACCGTAACCGACCGCATTCCTTATCTCAGATACTGAGCAATATGATAGCCTCATCCATTCAACAAGTGACTTTTTATCTACCTCCAACTCAGGATAAACATCGGTATCTGATAGGTAAACCAATGATTCATCTCCGTACCACTCCCGAATCTTACGAGTTCTGATATCATCAAATTTCCTCAACAAAGGCAAAACGCAATTGGTAATTACCATGTTTTGGCCGATATCCGCATTGGCTATCGTTCCATCTGGAAGTAGCAACTGACTTGGATAGCCGTAAACGTTCGCTATCTGTCTTTCAAGGTCTTTGTTAAAGTCCAATATTTGCAAATCAACAGGACTAAGGCCAATTTGAAGCCACTTCACATCTGCCGGAGTTACAACAATACCGCCCGCATTGTGGACACCCACATGGTTTTGCCTGAATTGATCGTTGATAGCCACCGATTGACCTTCTGTTAATTCAGGTGTTCGATCTGTCTGAGATGCTGCATTTCCAGATATGATACCACTTGGCCCCATATTAGCAAATAGATTGCCTTGAGCCGTGTCTGAATATCTTTTCTGGCTTATATTACTTTTAGAAGAGGCTAAAGGACTCAGGCCCCAGAAACTAGATTCATAACCTTGAGTTTCCGATACGGGATTAAAGTACTTGAAATGGCTTATTTGAGAATTAGGAATAGTTTGGTTGTAGGCATAAGTAACCGCATAGCCTTCGATAGGATTGGTTCGATCACCTGACAAAACAGGCTTAACGCAAGGTGAAGGAATTGACCACAGTTCGACCGGTTGCGTAGCTCTAGATCCAATTCCCGGAACACTTGCATACTCAATCGCATTTCCCGTTATAAGTAGATATGCGAAACTAGCCTCCCTTAATTCCCTGCCTGACATGATCGGGTTCGGGTTTTCGATAAGGTCTAAAAATGGATGGTTTTCTATTTGTTCAAAGGCTTTCGTTTTCAGTTCTGCCAATCTCTGAGCTTGATCTTTGCCTTTGAGATACTTTCGCATGGTGAAATACTTCTCAGAAGCTCGCTTATCCTTTATTCGCATGACTTGTGGAGTCGCATCGGATGCCTTCTCCGCTAACTTCATGACTATGCTTTGAATGATCGGAATGGCCTTAAAAGCCTTATCAATAAAGACTGAATCATTGATATCATAAGGCTGAAATATCCCTTGAATATGTTGCCATTGAATGCCAACGGGCAAACCTAGTTCCTTTTTTCGAGCTGTAAAAGCCTTGAATAAATTCATACGGTCAAATTTACGAAAATAATTTATATTTAACTTTTCGCATTAACTACCCGATAACCTTACCACCAACTACCACAAAGCCGTTAGACTTCTTCTTTAATCCTATGATCGCATAATATCTGAGAGCATCAATAGCATGATTCCAATTATCTATCGGCTTATTTATTTTAGTTCCTGACCTATCAACACTCCACGTATAATTTCTTAGTTCTTTAATAAGGTTAATAGAATTTGTTGTTATTCTTAATCTTTGTTCCTGTAATATAGAGATACCAAAGTTAATCGAGTCAGCCCCTTTGATGGTTGCCTGACAATTAAAACCAGACCTTCTAATTTCCTCTATTGTTTTCGGTTCGGCTGAATCTGCATAAATCGGCAGTCTTGGATCTACTTTCTTGATATTCATTTCCCTGACTATATCGGAATTTAATAAGCCTGTCTTATAAATCAATTCATCTACTATGATTTCCCTATCATATCGGTAAACAGCAACCAAAGCCGTAGGATCATTGGAATATCCGAAGTCCATTCCATAGCCTATCAATTGAGAATCTTTGGGAACTTCGCCTATCTGATCCCAATTCGAGAAAATAACACCTTCCAAGCTACCCACCATTCCGAGGCCATAGACCCGCCACCAATTAGACCAATATTGAGATTTGATATTAGATTCTTTGAATAGGTCCGGTTCCTGAATGTTATGAAAACCTTTCGCTAATGCTTTCTCAATCTCCCTGACTATCGACTCAGCTAAGGCCGTATTGTCCTTATAAGTCAAAACCAATTCTTCTACATCCGGGTCATCTTTCAGCTCCGTATGTGCCCAGAATTCATGCGTAGGGTTAAAGTCTAACCAGATTTCTACATCGGTTCTAATTGCTAATTGATGGTAGGTTTCAAATGAGATATTATTACACTCATTTATGTAAAGAATGTTTCTTCGAGGTCCCCTGACTTTGTCCTCCTGGTCGGCCGAAAAGAATTCAATATAAGAGCCGTTACCGAATGTATAAGTCAATAGAGTTCTTGACCACCTTTCATCATTGTAGCGATTGGTAGATTTCATGATCTTTAGAAAGTCCTTCATCGCTCCCTTTCTCAAGTGAGGCAAAGATTCAGAAACTACTGAGATTTCAAGTAATGGTGACTTTGTAGCCCTATTGATTAGAATAGGTAGAATGCCGAAGGTTTTGCCTTATTGTGCCCCTCCAATTTCTCAGAGGGGCTAAACACCTGCTGAAGTGCCACCGGGAATCTTTTTGATTCTCTTAGATAGCTTCAGCAGTTTAGTTATGGCTGGAGTTCTTTTAAACATATTTATATTCCCATTTAAAACCGTACGCAGTTTTGTATCTTTTTTCGTTTTTACAGCACTTTATAATTCCAAAAGTATTAAATCCCAATTCCCTTTTAACTTGCTTTATTGATTCCCAACTTTTAACAAAGTTACCATTTAAATCTAATTGATTAATTGGAATACTTTGAACATGATCCTTACCTTTTCTAACTTTCTGAAGACCTAATCTAAAAGCATGTTTTTGATTTTCACTTGAAGTGACCCATTCAAGGTTTAAATAATGATTGTTTTCTTTGTTTCCATCCTTGTGATTTACTTCAGGGTAATTATTTGGATTGTCTACAAAATGCAAAGCTACTAACCTATGAATAGATAAATGAAACTGTTTTCCGTTATTACATAGCTTAATTCCTACATATCCATTAGGCTTAATCCTGTTTTTCATAAGTCTTTTACCTAACGATCTTCTAATAGAAGAAACTTTCCCGTTTTCGGATATTGAATAAATACCTTCAAACCCTTTAATTTGTCTAAATGTCATAGACAAATATAATCATTTTAAATTAGTTTTCCTAGTAGGCTTGACTACTTATAAGAAGGATTGATTCTCTTAGATAGCCTGAGTAATTTGGTTATTGCCGGAGTTCGTTTGAACATCTTTATTCCTCATCATTGAAAAGGGGCATTTCCTGAATCACTTTACTTTCAGTCTTATCAACTAGCCCGTTAAGCCTCTGAGTAATAGAAGGATTGTATATTCCTGCCATGCCTCCTTCGATCTGATCTTGACGGATTGCGGACCTTATACGTGAACAGATGCCCAAAAAATCGGAGTAAGCGTCTCCCTGATTAGAGAAATATTGATCTATTCCATCAATAACACCACTTTCATAGAGGTAATTATCAAAGCCTTCCAAAGTCAATGGCCTTTCCTTTTTCCGATCAACAGCCATAGCCATACCACCTACCCAATCACCTACTTCGATTGGATTGGATTTGGTATGTTTCCTATAATCCTGGAATAACTCCCACATCTTCTCAGGACTTTCAATCAGCTTGAATCTACCCATAGGACAAATTTACGAAAATAATTTAAAAATAATTTTGGTAAACCTTGCTTTATAAAACATAACCGATTACATTTACATCATACTAATAAACGAAACGGAATTATGAAAAACACAACCTTTGCAATCGTATTAACCATCGCAGGATTAATCCTAGCGTTCGGAGTTTATTTCACAAGTCAGAACCTTTACATCTACTAATATGACTATCGAATTTCAGATCAAACGACACGAAAGATGCCTTGAGATACTTCAGGCCATCCAATCCCTGAAAGTCAGAAGACAATGCAAGCGGGATAGCTTAAAAGGTATCATGGGTACTTTTACCTCATACCGTAAAAAGCTAGAGAATGACATCGATACGCTAGATAAGTGTATCATTAAATTATCAAAGAAATACCAAAACATAAACTAAAATGGAATTTAAGAAAGATCACTTTGAAGACGTGCTAATCGGCACTAAGTATTACAACGTAGAATGTACCGTTCAATACTTGGTACACCAATGTAGGGGGGATTATTGGACACCAGGTGACTATCAGGTAGAAATATATGATATTGTAATCGACTTTCTACAATATTACGACGATGACTTGGATGAATGGGTTGATTGCACCGACTTATCGGTAGTACCGGAAATCAAACAATATATCGAGGAAAACTTTAAAGAAGACTAATCATGGCAATTGTAACAGAGAATAATTGGACAGTAGAAGTAAACGGAATGTTATCCGTTGATTTCCAAACGGTAAAGCACAACGGAATTTTATCGACCGTAAATATCAGAATTGACTTGGATAATTACCTATGTTCATGGCATTTGAACGGAATTACTTTGGTTTATGAGAATAACCAACTTACTAAAGAATGGCTGAGATTAGAGGCTTTACTCGGATCTAATTTCAAGCCTGTTGAGGATAGCTTAAAGAAATATTTGAACGGTAACTTAACAAACGACAACTAGATGAAAGCATTAATTAATATCCAATCGGAGTTAAAGGCTCCAAAGAATCAGTTCAACAGCTTCGGGAAATACAAGTACCGAAGCTGTGAGGATATCTTAGAGGCTTTGAAACCTTTATTGAAAATCCATGAATGCACTTTGACTATTCATGATGAAGTCAAAGAATGCGGAGGTCTGGTATTCATTGAAGCAACGGCTAGCATTTCCAATGGTGAGGAAAGCCGAACGGTAACGGCTCAGGCAGGAATAGATGTAACACGTAAAGGAATGGATGCAGCGCAATGTTTCGGAGCTTCTTCGAGTTACGCTAGAAAGTACGCTCTTAACGGTTTGTTTCTGATTGATGACACTAAGGACCCTGATGGATCAAACGACCACGGGGCGACAAAGCAGGAACTAACTCCTAAGCATCCTAAATGGAATGGGGCTAAGGAATCAATCAAAAAGAAAGAGGTAACGATTGAGCAAGTGAAGAAAGTTTATATTTTAACATTA